CCTTCAGGGAATTTATTCCCGTCACGGTATGCGTCTGGACCTAGTGCTACCACAAACCCAACATTAGTACCAATGCGTTCTTTTTCTAATACTGAGTCTGCTAAATAAATACCGCCTTTAGTTTTTTGTTTAGGACTAAAAGGTAGTATCAATATTCTGTATCCCGTTGGTTTAGGGAGTTTTGATTGTAGATCTTCATCTTCGTGTACGCTTTCAGGGGTGACACTAGGTGCTACCTCTTTAGGTTCCACAAACCGTTCTACTTTATCGGGTATTGGTTCTCCGCCTGAACCAAAGGCTTTTATTGCTTTTGACATTATTCGTCATTATCCTTATGCAAGTCTTTTATAAGTGAGAGAGTAAACGACAGACTTGATATTTCGCCTACTATCTTGTGATACGCCTCAAAGTTTTGTATTCCGCCACCTGCAAGAGTTTCTTTAAGTTGCTCTTGTCGTTCTATAATCTGTTTACGTAATTTATCTAACATTTCCACTGTTTTCTTGACCAGTAGTTAGCTTTAGTTCTGTCACTTCCTAAATTTTTACTACGTGCGCAATATGCTTCTTTGCGTTTTTTATCTCCTGGGTGAGCACCTAAATTAGGATCACCAAAAGTAACTCTTTTAACCTTACCGTTTGACATTACAAAAACTTCACGAGTTTTTTTACCATATCCTGGTTTGCCTTTACCAATACGTCTAGGTTTATTTAAGGTAACTGTTTTACCTTGATACTTAGCCACCTTGTTGATGTCTCCTACGGTTTGCGTTACCTGCTAAAACTTCTCCTCCGTGTTTCATCATTTTAAAATCTGCGCCAGATATTTTACCGTCATTATTTTTATCTAGTTTTTTCTGACCGCCATGTAATGCACCACCGTGCGATTTTTTAGCAGTCTTTGCTGCGTCTTTAAAGTTTTGTTCTGAAGGTGCTCCTTTCGCTCCTTTCTTTCTCATTTTTTCACCTGAGCCTGCTTTTATTCTTTCACGTTTAGCGTGTATATTTGCGTATAGTCCTGGTTTAGCCATTATTTATTGTACCCCTTGCCTTTAGTTGCTGCTCCACAACCTCTAGCCATTCCTCGTTTCTTTTTAGCTCCACCGCCTTTTTTCATTTTCAGCTTGTCGCCACCTCGATTCATCTTGACGGGTTTTTTCTTTTTACCTTTATCCCCGCCTCGATTCATCATAACTCTTTTCATTGTGCCTGGCATTTTTATGGTCTCCTTAAATGTTTTTTAGCGTTAGTCATTGACCCGCCATTAGTTTTTTTATTCATATCAGAATCTTTCATTATAGAACCGTCAGGCATTCTATGAAACCCTTTAGGTACTTCACCGCCGTTTCTCATACGTCTACGGTTAGCGTTACCGCCCATCATTTCTTCAAAATTAGCTTTATTTAACATATTAATTACCTTTAGTCCTATTATCGGAATCTCTTACATCTTTAAGTATATCACGATAATCCTTACGCATATCACCTTTTTCTTTCATTAAGGCTTCTTCTCTTTGCTGGGCTATTTTCATTTCGGCTATAGCTTCGGTAGATTGCTGTTTAAGTAAGTCTACTTCAGCTTTTATTTGGTCACTCTGTGATTTCTGTTGTATTTCAGCTTGTTTTAATTCTACTAACGGTTGTACTTGTGCGTTTTGTTGTGCTTGTATTAACGCTTGTTCTTGACCCGTTACTTGTTGTGTGGCTTGTGCTGCTAAGTTTGCTATTTCATTCATGACTTCAGGTGGCATTTGACCTTCACCCATATCTGGTAATTGCTGACCTAGTACTTGTTCAATTTGTTGCTTATACTTCATAGCTTGATGCTCTTGTATATTAGCTTGAATCGCAATAGTAGCGTTTTGATTCTGCTGTACCATTGGGTTTTGTAGAAACGCACTATGGCTAGTTATATAAGCGTCATGATTTTGAAAAACATACGCCTGTATAGGTTGTCCTGTTAGTGTAGCTTGTTGTTCGGTAATAGGGTCACGGGGCGGTACTTCAGCTTGTGGCGGTAATAAGTTGTCAATGTTTTTTACTTCTAATGCTTCGTACATACGCCTATAGGCTTCACGTAAATCATGTATTTCTGGTGCAGCTCTAGCCATTTCTAGTTCTTGTTGAGCTAACATCACTCTTTGTGCCATACTAAAGATATTAGGGTCACTTACGGGAACAATATCTACTTTAGCGTCAAAATCAGTGGCTTTTATTTCTCTAGTAGCTCCTGGTACTTCATAAGGGTAAACAGGAGGTAAACTTTTACTAAATATCCCCGCTAATAGTTTAAATTCTTTTTTCTGTGCATAATGCATACGTTTATGTATAGCACTCATAACTTTACTACCACGCTCTAACATAGCGACCGTAGTACCTACTGGTAGCTGTTGAGAGCCAATATCACCGACATTCATGTCCGCAATTGAAGCAAAACGCCTTCCAGAGTCAATAATTACGCCTAATAACTGACTTAATACGTTACTCGGCTCTTTATAGGGTAAAGGCATCAATGCATCTCGTATTACGCCACCTGGAACGTCAACATCTCTAAATTCTCCTGGTCTAAGCGGTTCATCCTCGCCTTGCACTCTCATTCCACGTGCTTTAAACCCTGCGGGGAGGTTACTTAGCGTACCAGCGTCTACTAATTGACGTAAAATTGCTGTAGCTGACTTAGTTAGCCCTCCAATCATGTGAATTAGCCCAAAACCGTAAAATCCAAGTCCTGGGAGGAACTTATAGTGTACAAAATACTCTTTTTTATTGAATAATTCGTCTTCTGCTTCCCAATTACGTCTTATTGACAGTATTTCACCCTTTTCTTCTAGTATAGTTACTACATAAGGCACCGCAAACCCGTAATCATCGGTTTCTGAGAGCTCTAAATTGACGTGCATCTCTAAAACTGTGTATTCATCGTAGTCTGTCATTGATGGAGCTATGCCTTGTAGCTCATCCATCTTCTCTTTTGCTTCATTATAGTCAACATCAGGACTAGCTTCACCAATATTTATGTCGCGGTATGTACCGTTCATCTGTAATTTCTTTAAATCATTGCCCGTCATGGTCATAGTATGAGTAAAACGTGGGCTAGTTTCTAAATCTACGGTTTCGTAAGCTACTACTAAGTTTTCAGCTTTAACTAAACGGCTAGTAGCCCTACCTAATAAGTTATCGTAATAGATTTTTTTAAATGCACTACCAGCTAAAGGTAGATAAAACAATAAACTATCCATTTCTGGGTCATATTCTTTCATAACCTCAGTAATTTGATAATTCATAAATTCTTTGACCCGTTGATTTTGACTAGCTATCTCTGGAGTTTCCGCCCCCATGACTCTAGTTTTTACTGGACCACCAGGAGGTAATAGTTCTTTATATGATTGTGCTTGAAACTGGGTAACGGCTTCACTTAATAACGGGTGATGTACGCCTGTGGCTCCTGGGAATGGTTCTTCTCTTTCTTCTGTTTTTATACCTAGTAAATCTAAACCCTTACTAAAAGTATCAAGCCAATCCTGTCGAGAATCTTTATCGGAGTCGTAAGCTTCTAAAAGTTCACTAGCTAGTGTGGATAAGTCAGAGGAATCTAGTGACTCAGCAAGGTTGGCTTGATGATCGGTCATGGTAATAGATTCTTGTTCAAACATAGGTATAACGTTACCGTCGGGACCTATCTCAAAAGCTGAAGTCATATCGCCTTGTATGTTCATTTCTTCTGGTAGTTGTACTTCCATGCCCATAGGATCTTGCGGTTGACCCGCTAACGCATCTAATATTTCTATGTCGATTGAGCCGTCTTGATCAATATTTGATGGTTCTTTTTCTATAGCCATAATTAATAATAACTCACTTTACGTTTGTAGTATAGTTCTTCGTCTTCCCAGTCACTTGGTAATTTAACAAATCCACCTTGTCTAAAACGTAACATAGCTTGAGTAGTAGAGTCGACTAAATCGTCGTGGTCCCCAGCGGGAAATACAGCACACTCCTCAATAACTTCGTTAGCCCATTTTGTGTCTGGTGCCCATACTAAACCTGACTCAAAAAGCGGGGTACTAGCATTGACCCTAGCAATCTTATCATTTCCTTTGCTGGGTGTAAAGTTTTGTACGGGTATACCTATATTCCGTAACTCTTGTGTTAGGGGTATACCAGTAGCTTTAGCTTCTATAATTACTGTATCAGGGCTCCATTCATGATATTGTTCTAGGGCTACGCCTTTTAATTCAGGGAATGAGTACTTACCTTTTATACAATCTAGTAAAATAATATGTGCTACTGTGCCGTCGTATAAATCTTCACCTATGCTGCCCTCTGGGTAAAATACGCCCCACGTAGTAATAGCTGAGTAGTCCGCACTTGAACTTTTTAAAAAAGCTGTGTCGTAACTTTGTATTAAATAATCACACACTGGCGGTTTATCTTTATGCCACTCCATCCACCATTCACGTTTTATAAGTGCACCTTCTTCACTAGTGGGATTCTGCATGTACTGGGCGTGCCATTTAGGACCGCCACGTAAACTAGCTTTTACGCCTTCTAGTTCTTCTAGTTTCCAATATTCTGGCCATAAGGGTTTACCGCTAGGTAGTATGGCGGGTAGTTCAATAACTTCCCACTGGTCAGCTTTAGGGTCGCGTGCCGCATCTTTTAATAATTTACCCGTAAGGTCGTTAATATTCCAGCGGGTCATAACTATAACTATGGCGCCTCCTGGCTGTAACCTTTGACGCGGTCCGCTAGTATACCAGTCGTAAGTATCTTCCATTGACCTCGGGTTCATAGCGTCTTGTTCAGAATGCGGGTCATCAATAATAAATAGGTCAGCACCCCTACCCGCTAGTGCACCGCCCACCCCAGCAGCATAATATTCGCCTTTTAGTTTAGGGTTACTCTTCATTTGAGTTTCCCATTTACCTGCTGCTTTTGAGTCTGGGTTTATTAGTACGTCGGGGAATATTTTTTCATAATCATCCGTAAGCATTAAATCCCTAATTTTACGACCGAACTTAACGGCTAGGTCTGCGGTGTGAGTCGCCTGAAGTATTTTCAGAGAGGGGTTGCGACCCACAAGATACGCAGGAAAGTAATGACTCGCGAACTCACTTTTAGTGTGACGCGGAGGCATATTGATTATAAGCCGTTTTATTTTACCTGTGGCTATACGGTCAAAAGCGTCAGCCATCTTTTTATGATGAGCACCGCCGATGAATGATGGCCATTGGTCTTTTACAAAATCCATAAAGCCAGTTTGACAGCGTTCTACCTTTTTTATTTCTTCTAACCTTTCGGTTAGTTCTAGGTGTTC